ACAGACAAAAGTAGAAGACTTAACATTTCATGGTAGAGTTGTTTCTATACAAAGCGAATTAAAAGCTCCTAAGAGCCAATATAATTCTTTTGGTAAGTATAGCTACAGAAACCAAGAAGACATCTTAGAAGCCGTTAAACCATTATTAAATAAGTATGGTTTATCGTTAACTATTACAGATGAGATTAAAGAAGTAGGTGGATTAGTATTTGTAGAAGCAAGAGTTATACTGCATGCACCTGATGGTAGTGTTGAAGCAAAAGCTCAGGCAGGTATTGATCCTAACAGAAAAGGGATGGATATAGCACAAAGTTTTGGTAGCAGTAGCAGTTATGCAAGGAAGTATGCTCTTAATGGTCTATTATTAATAGATGATACAAAGGATGCTGATAGCACTAACACACATGATAAGGGTCAAGCAACTACTTTAGTAAAGAAAGCTTGGTTAAATGAAGGAACTCCTGAGTTTGAAAAGGCACAGGCATATATCAAAGCAGGTAATAGTATTGCTGATATAAAGAAGAAGTATAGCATATCAAAAACAGTAGAAGCTAAATTATTAGCATAATTATTAATTTTAAATTTTATTACAATGGCAAGTTTACTAAGCGTTAGTATTGATGTAGCATCTCTTCCAAAAGAGAAGTTCACTAAAGGAAAAAATGGTAAAGTATATTACAATTTTACTATGGCTATCAATGATGATTCTAAATATGGAAACAATGTTTCTGTTTATGATTCGCAGACTCAGGAAGAAAGAGAAGCTAAGAAGCCTAAAGAGTATTTAGGTAATGGTAGAGTGTTTTGGACTGATGGAAATGTAGTTTTAGCAGAGAAAGATGATTCTGCACCTGCTACAAAAGCTACACCTGTAGCTGTAGATGATAGTGGTTTACCATTCTAATCTAAGCACCTACTAAGGGGGAGAGTAAAATCTCCCTCTTTTTTATTACAAGACAAATTAAGACAAAGACAAAAGACATGAATAATGAATATACGGAAAAAGATTTTAAGTTATTTGAAGAGATTGATAAAAATGGTAGAGTTAACCCCTTTGAAAAGGTAGATTATCCACCTGTAGCAATATCAATGGGAGAGACAATGATGGGTGGTAAATCATTCCCTATACCACTTGGAACGTATGGTAATTTCAGTTTTGTGTATGGACCGCCTAAAACTCGTAAGACCTTCCTAATCTCGATAATGAGTAGTGTTTATCTAAATGATAAGGTTTCTTTTGGTGGTGCTATGAGAGGACACAGAGAAGGTAAAGGATTGGTTCATATAGATACAGAGCAAGGCAAGTTCCATGCTTCTAAGGTCTTTAGAAGACCATTTGACATATCGGGTAAAGATAGTTTTAATAACTACCATACATTTGCCCTTAGACAATATAACTTTGCAGAGAGATTGCAGTTTATAGATTATTATTTATATAATAAAGTAGAGAACATAGGGGTTGTAATAATAGATGGAATTGCCGACCTCGTTTCAGATATTAATGACATAAATCAGTCTAACCTATGCGTTCAGTATTTAATGAAGTGGACACAAGAGTTAAACATACATATTATTACAGTTATACATAGTAACTTTGGAAGCGACAAACCGAGTGGTCATCTTGGAAGTTTCCTCGAAAAAAAGGCGGAGAGTCAGATATTGTTAGAGCAGAATACAAAGCATGAGAATATGGTAACTGTTTCATGTAAGAGAAGTAGAGGCTTCCCATTTGAGAAGTTTTCTTTTAGTGTTAATGAGCATGGTTTACCGCAGGTGGTAGGAGATTTATATGATCCTTTAGAGGGAATGAATTTTGTTAAAGTAGTTTAATATATGAGAAGAAGTAAAAGTAAGAAAAGAGGTCCTGTACAATCAAAGAAAATAACTTATGATGGAATTACTTTTGCTTCGGGTCTTGAGAGATATATGTATATGGCTCTGAAGAAAGCTAAGATTAAAGCTGAATATGAAGGAGAGCAGTTTGTCCTTGTGGAGGGTTTTGAATTAGCAAATGAATCCTATGAGAGGCAATCTAATGGGAAGGGGGAGTATAGAAATAGAGGGTCTAAGAAAGTCCTACCTATTAAATACACCCCTGACTTTATTGGGGATGGTTTTATTATAGAGACTAAAGGTAGGGCTAATGAGAGCTTCCCAATTAGATGGAAGTTATTTAAGAAGCTTATCTCTGAAAGATACCCTGATTGTGTATTGTATAAGCCTCAGAACCAATCTGAGTGTGATGCGACTATAGAACTGATAAAAACAACCAAACTAAAATAATATGCTAATAGTAAGCTTTGAGGCTCTTTATGGTCTTGTATTAGGAATTGATTATGTTCACGACATAACACCTGAAGGAGTAGATGATTTTGAGGAAACTCAATATGACTTGTTGAGGTTTCATTTTATTATCTTTGCAATGTACATTCTAATTAAAAGAGACAGAAAGTAGATGTTAGAACTCTTAGCTAAAGAACATATTTTATGGCTTAAAATGGTTATAAATATGGGTTGCTCTAAAGACATAGCAGAAGACATAGTGCAGGAGATGTACTTGAAGCTTCATAGACTTATAAAGGAGCAAGATAAGATCATGTATAATGATGAAGAGGTCAATAGGTTTTATGTATTCGTAACACTAAAGAATCTCTATATAGACTACAGAAAGGCTAAAAACAAATATACTTTCTTTGAGTATATAGAGAGTGATGGAGAAGATGAAGAAGAAGATGTTTTTCTTAATGAAATGACAGATTTAGAAAAAGATGAAGCCTTCACTAACTTAATGAGTAGTATAACAGATGAGATTAATTCGTGGCATTTATACGATGCTAAACTATGTAACACCTATTATAAATCAAGCCTATCCCTTAGAGATATTGCTACAGGTAGTAAGATAAGTTTAACATCTATATTTAATTCTGTAAAGAACTATAAGAAAATATTAAAGGACAAGTTCGAGGAAGATGTGCTTGACTTTTACAACGGAGACTATCATTTAATAAATAAAAACTAATCATGGAAGAATTTAAAGGGGACAAAAGGACCAAAGAGTACAGAGAGTGGAAAGCTAACTTTGAGGCTAAACAATCAGAATCATCAAAAGGACTTGGTGATACTATTGAGAAGTTTACAGAGGCTACAGGAATTAAGAAAGCTGTTAAGTTTATAGCAGGTGAGGATTGCGGGTGTGATGAGAGAAAAACCAAGCTAAATGAAATCTTTAGATATAAACAACCTGAGTGTTTAACAGAAGAAGAGCATGACTATCTTTCTGAGGTATTTAGAGTTGGTAATACTACAATACCTTCAGCACAGCAAATGAAAATGAATACTATCTATAACAGGGTATTCCACCAAAACAAAAAGACTACCTCATGTGGCAGATGTTTTATGTCCACATACAATGACTTAAAGACTTTAATGAACGAATACAAATAGATGGATTTATACCAATCAAATATACCTAAATATATTTATTCTAAATTGAATAAAGACTCAAAGCTTTCAAGGAAGTTTAGGTCATCAAATGTAGGTAAATGTACTCAGATATTCGATAACTATTATCATAGTGTTGCAGGTAAGATAACTAAGGGCGGTTGGAGTGAGTTTTACTTAAAGACAATTCACACAAGCATACTAAATGAAATAGCTGACTATATTGTTGAGGAACATGGTTGCTCTGAGGCTTATGCTAAAGATTATGTTTACTTTAGAGTTGTAGGTCAAACTTGGAATGGCATGGCTAAGGAGCAACATTTGATTGGCATATTGAGTAGAGAGTTCTTAAATGCAGATTTCATTAAGACTAACTATGAATTAGATGAACAATACTTTACAGATTGGGAGGCTTATTCTTTTGGTCAGTTATTATTTGGAATACAGATAAAGCCTATAAGTTACAAAAAGATGAACACTCCTTATCAGATGCAGGCAAAGGAGAATCATAAAGCTCAGGCAGAGGCTTATAAGGATAAATACAAAGTACCGCATATAGTTGTGTATTATGATGGAGATGATTTTTACGATAAAGATTATGTTTTTAATCAAATAAACACTATGTTAGCAATGAAAATTAATGTAATATTTTAAACTATGGAAGAAACAAAGACAAAGGAAACGGAAGTTTCACCTGTTCAATTAGCTTACTTAAAGTCGATGCTTATAGGTCAATTATGGTTAGAGGCAAATGACAAGCTTATTTTAACTACAACCTACAGGCAGAACATTAAACAAATTTATAACAGACTAAACAATTCATTAGAGGCTACTATTAAGCAAGGATATGATGAGATTTACTCTACAGACCCTGAGATGGTAACAAACATATTAAACGCTATAGACTCTCTAATTGATAAGATTAAAGGGGGTAACATAGATGAGCTTGTTATGATGAACGCAGTAATAGATAAGTATAATAATAACAAAGAGTGGTTCAAAGAGCATGCGGCTGCTGAGTTTTTAAAGATAGAATAACATGAGAGGAAACGCAATTCACTATGAAGCTACAGGAGATTACGATGTAATAGATTTCTGTCAGCACTACAAACTTTCATTTAACAGAGGTAATGTTGTTAAGTACATAGCTCGTGCAGGTAAAAAAGATGATGAGCTACAGGATCTTTACAAAGCTAAAGACTATATAGAAAGAGAGATAGCTTTTGTTAGGGAACTTAGGAATAAAGAAGCCCAAGATATAAAGGATGGAGTAGTCAGTCCTTACAACTACAATTATAAGGAGAGGCAATAGTCTCTCTTTTTTTTTATTTATAGTTGATAATTAAGAAATATTGTTTATATTTGTCTGTATTAACATTAAAACAGATATAATATGAGAGAATTTGAAGTAAATTGGGAGGGGTTAATATTCACTATAGATGGTGAGTATGAGCCTGAAGACAAAGAAACTTATTTTGAACCTTACTCAAGAGACAGGATTAAGATATACGGCATCTACTTAGGCGATGCTTGTGTGGACTTTATGTTAAATAAAGAGACAACAGATATATTAGAGAAAGAAATTTTAAACAGTTATTACAGATGATTACATTATTAAACGGAGAACAATGGGAAGAGAAAGACATTCTTAAAGAGATGCTGCATGATCCTTTCTATTACGGACACTTAGGTAAACATGCTTTAAGTAGTTCATCATTAAAGAAACTAATAGAGAGTCCTAAAGCTTATGAGAAGTCTTTAAGGTTTAACAGCAATTCACAACCATTAAGAGATGGTAGACTTATACACCTATCAGTATTGGAGAAGCATAGACTTAGTGAACTTACCATTATAGATGGGACTAAAGCCACTAAAGGATTTAAAGATGCTGTCAAAGAATTTGGTACAGAATCTGTTTATACTAAGTCAGAGATGGATAATGCTTATTGGATAACCAAAGCTATTGAGGATTGTGATTCTGCCGCTGAACTATTGGAAGGCTGTACATTTGAAGAGCCTGCAATTAAAATGGTAAATGGTATTGCCGTAAGAGGTAAAGCAGATGCAAGGAAGGGTTCTACAATTATTGATTTAAAGACAACAAATGACCTTTCTAAATTTAAGTATAGTGCTAAACACTTTTCGTATGACCTGCAAGCTGCTCTGTACTTAGAATTGTTTAATGCAGATGAATTTATATTCCTCGTAATAGATAAAGACACTAAGGACATAGGTATCTTTGAATGTAGTGGTAACTTTATTCAGAATGGTTATGATAAGATAGAGAGGGGTATAGCTAACTTTAACTATTTCTTTTTAGATAACAACCCTAAAGATTCTGTGCGTAATTATGTAACACATGATGTACTTTAAAGCGTACATATTATCTACTTTAGCATCTATAATGTCTATACTTAAAACAGTAGAGACAAACAACAATACTGACTCTATAGGAGACAATGGAAGGTCATACGGCATCCTACAGATACAGAGGAGTGTTGTAAGCGATGTTAATAGAATATATAATACTGAATACTCTCACGATGATATGTTCTCTGAGAAGGCTTCTGAAGAGGTATTTAAGCTTTATATTTGCTATGGTAGAGAAGTGTTCTTAAAGAAGCACTGTAGATTCCCAACAGAATCAGAGATGGTTAGAATGTGGAATGGAGGTATATACAAAGGTTACACTTACAAACAAACTAAATCATATTACCAAAAATATTTAGATGTCAAGAGAGAACTTAACCGATGAACAAAGAAAAAAGATTTCTAATGACTCGTATAGGATAGCCATGCTCGACTTAGCTAAGGACTCAAGTAAAGATGCTATGTTTGACCTTGAGATGATTCTAAAGGACTTAGAAAGCAAAGAGATGTACGAAGAGTGTTCAGGTATTCTTAGGGCTATGGAAACCTATGGGTTCATTAAAAACTTTTACTTAATAACAGAGAAGAAAAATTTATCAGACAAAATACAATTAGATTATGACAACAATGATACAACAAGCTGAAGAAGACATTAAGGATAAATTACACAATAAGATTAAGATAGAAAAGATAAAGCAATTTGTAGATAGATACTATGGATTTAACATAGAGAGGAACACAAGGAAAGATGAGTATGTTGTAGCGAGAACGATGTATTACTTTCTAAGCAGGACATACACCTCACAACCTTTGTCTGAGATTGGTGCATTATTAAATAGAGACCATGCTACAGTTATACATAGCTTAAATAAAAACCATGAGTTCTATGCTAAACACAATCAAGTATATAAGAATGGATTAGAGTCTTATAATGATTATGCTATTAGGTATGTTCAAATGTTAGAGCGTAAGCAGATAGATACAGAAGGAATTGACTCTGTAGCACTAAAAGAGTCTGTATTGTTCCTTGAGAACACCAAACTTAAAGAAGAACTGACTGAACTGCATGCAGAACATCAAATGTTACTTGAAGCGAGTAAAGTTTCATCTGTTTTGGGTGAGATAGTAAACAAAATACCTGAAAACAAGTTACCTATAGTGGTAGAAAGGCTAAACGCTATGGTAAAGATGTTATAAATGCCTAAAAAGATAAAGAAACCAACCTACATCATCAAGTGAAGAGTCTGAAGCTTATATATGGTGCACATGAGGAACAATTATGTCATTTATCCTGTAGAATTGAAGCCTATGACAGCAAATTATCAAATTCACATGGAACTTGGGCATAAACACGCCATTTTAAATGAAATATACACAGCTTCTACTCTTTGGAAGGCTTTTTATGAGCTTTGTGTGAAAATAATGAAGAAAGGATGCCAAAACCAAGAAAAAACGCAGTAGCAATGAAGAATCAGAAACCTACAGATGGTAGGAAGAATAATAGTAGGAAACAATCTAAGCAAGAGACAAGAGAGATAGTTCAGAAGGCTAAATCTATGACACCTGCACAGATAAACAATGCAAAGAAGGATAGAGCTTCCACCTATGCTTTAAAAGCTATGAAGAAAGTCTTTGGCTCTGAGTCAGAAGCATGGGAGACATTGGCTGAGAAAGCTAAAGAAGGATCATTCGCCCACTTAAACTTACTATGGCAGTATAAGTATGGTAAACCTATAGATAAGGAGAAGGGTAATAATGTAGCAACTACAAAAGCACCTGTTATTAATTTCTATAACAATGCTCCTGAACAAAAAGAAATAGATAATGTTATTGATATAGACCACGAAGAAAGCGATGAGCAATAAACAAGATGTAAAGATACATGAGAAATATATACCACTATGGCAGAGTCCAAGTAGGTACTTTGTAATTACAGGTGGTAGAGGTTCAGGTAAATCATTCGGGGTAGCAGTATTCT